TTTTAGAGACTGCTCCCCAGACGACGGCATACAGATCCCGGACGATATTCGACAGCTCAGCGAGAAGCTCGAGGAGCTCAAAGAAATCATAGAGCGCACGCTCTCCCCGGTGTTCGACTGGATCAAAGAGCTGACCGGCAAAATTGTGAAGATTGTACGCGACGCGGTGGACCGTATCTGGTGCAATGACCGCCACTGGTGGTACATGGCAGAACACCACAAAAAGCGCCGGATCCGTAAGAAGTACAGAACCAAGATCAAGCGCATGGCAAGAGACAGAGCCCGCAAGCTGCTCCACTCTCTCGGGTGTGATACCCCAGAGGAGCAGGACGACACCGAGGCCAGCGACGACGAGGAGGTCCCCTAATGGCAAGAAAGAACTCGCAGACGAGACAAGCAGCCTGCCGGATATGCGGCAAGGACTGGCAGCTCAGCGCTCTGGCCGTTATCCCTCCGAGTGGGTACGTCTGCCCGGTGTGCGAAACCAAGCAGAGGAAGGAGCGACTTTATGGCAATGAAAACACTCAAAAGCGTGGGATCCAGAACCCCGCAAAATATCAACATCGAACTCGATACACTCCCGGAAAATGAGAGCGACGCGCTCTGCAGGACCATAATCAGCGGAATGTCGAGAGCGTTCGAGGATCCTGCCGTTATGGCAGACTATCAAAACTGGAAGAAACAGAGACAACAAAGAAAGGAGGCAGCAGCCCTATGAAATACATGGGAAGCAAGGCGAAAGTCGCCCGCTACATTGTGCCGATCATTCAGGAGCAGATCGAGCGTTCCGGCTATGAGACCTATCTCGAGCCATTCTGCGGCGGCTGCAATGTGATCGACAAGATCGAAGCCCCTCAGCGGATCGCCAGCGATTGCAACAAGTACCTGATCGCCCTCATGCAGCACATTCAGGCAGGCGGCGAGCTCCCGGGCTACATCGAGCGCGAGGAATACGCCAAAGTCAGAGCCAACCGCGACGACTACCCGGAATGGTACGCAGGCTACGTCGGTTTTGTGGCTTCGTATAATGGCAGATTTTTCGACGGTGGCTACTCTGGCAAGACTCAGACAACCGGAGGACTCCGGGACTATCAGGACGAGGGCCGGCGCAACATCGAGGCGCAGCGGGACAAGCTGAAGGATGTCATTTTCTTACATAAGGACTACCGGGCATGGAACCCGACCGGGTGCGTCATTTACATGGATCCACCCTACGAGAACACAAAGCAGTATAAATCGGTTGAAATTTTCGACCACGCGGACTTCTGGAGAGTCGCACGGCTCTGGAGCCATGACAACATTGTACTAATCAGCGAGCAGGAAGCTCCTGACGACTTCGTGCCGGTGTGGATCCACAGCGTAACCCGCACCATGAACCAAAATAAGACGATAGCCGCCACCGAAAAGCTATTCGTTGCAAAGGAGGTGCTCGAGCGTGAGGAAATTGTTGCAGCAGTTTAAGAAAATCGTATTTTTCGACACCGAGACAACCGGTCTCGATCCTGAAAAGGATCAGATCATCGAGCTGGCCGCTGCTCTCGTCACCGAAAACGGCATAGAGCTCAAAATTGACGCTTTTTGCAAACTGCCAGAGGGCGAAAAGATACCGGAGAAGATCGTCGAGCTGACTCATATCACCGACGACATGCTGGCAGATAAAGGGATCGACTACCGCGAAGCCTGCAGGATCTTCTGCAATATGCTCCACAGTGACAGCGAGGTGCTGCTGGTGGCTCACAATATCCAGTTTGACCTGCTTTTCATTCTGGAAATGTTCAAGCGCTGCGGCATGGTTCCGAAAGCTCCAAAGCTCCGGGCGCTCGACTCTCTGACAGTATACAAGGACCGCGCAGCATACCCGCACAAGCTGGCGAACGCGATCGAGCACTACGGTCTCGCTGATAAGGTCCAGAACAGCCACAGAGCGATCGACGACGTTCTGGCACTCTACGAGGTGACTAAGGCCATGAGCGAAGAACGGGACGACCTGACGGACTACATCGACCTTCTGGGCTACAACCCGAAGTACGGCATAACCGGCCGGAAATTGAGACAGATCACATACATGCCCCAGTCTTACAAGCTTGGGTGCAGACTGCCGGATCTTATGAATGGAGGTGGATCTTGTGAGTAACGGCGTACTTATTACCCTGATTATTTGCGTAACGCTGGTAATTATCAGCTACAACAACAAAGGTGGAAAAGACAACGACAAAAAGTAAAGGAGGCGCGCAACACATGGCCGAAGAATACAGCCGCAAGGCGGTTTTTGAGATACTGGGCCAAGAGGTCCCAGACAAGGAAATGCAGCGGGCTGAGTCTTATGCAGACAGAAAGCTCGAGCGGGTCACAGAAATGCAGCCAGAGGACGCGGCGACGTACCGCTCCGGCTGGTACCGTGTTTTGCTGGTGGCCGATCTGGTGAAGCAGCTCGCCTTCCAAGACTTCACGCTCGCCCTCTGCGAGCTGAGAAACTACGAACCAAAAGGAGGCATACAGACCAATGCAAACACATGAGGATATAAAAAGGGCCAGACGCCCAGAACGTCCAGCCCAAGTGACCGCGAAGAAGGAGACGGTGCTCTCGCCTGAGCCCGTCCATAATTTCAAAGATCACAGAGAAATTATAGCACGAAAACACAGAAAAGCCAATAGGCGCCGCGAGGTTTTCCTTGCCAGACTGGCAGCAGGCGCCGCTCTGGTGCTCGTTGTGACTGTTATCGCGAGTCTGGTATCTTGCAGCAAGAAAAAAGAACCGGTAAACGCCCCGGAAGCAGAAACGACAGAAACACCGCAGGAGACTACTCTCATTATTCAGGACGAAACACAGCCGGGCGGCTACTACTTCGCATATCTGACAGAGGACGGAGAACCTCACGCGGTAGATATGGAGGAGCTCGCGAGATCGTGGGCCTCTGAGGCCGGTTTTGAACTCCGGTACGAACTGACAGACGCCGAGCGCTACGAGGTGGCCCAGATCGTCACAGCAGAGGCAGAGGGCGAACCGCTGGCGGGTAAAATTGCAATTTGCCAGTGTATCCTGCAGGCATGTGAGGACGACGGGATCCGGCCAGCAGAGGCAGCAGCTCGCTACTCCTATTCCAAGAAAAGACCGGAGCCATCAGCGGAGGCAATGCAGGCCGTCCGGTATGTGTTTGACTTCGGAATGATAGCAAGCACCGAGCCGATCAAATACTTTTACAATCCCGATCTTGTGGCGAGTAAGTTCCACGAGTCACAGCGCTACATAATGACAATTAACAACCACCGCTTCTATGCGGAGAAGGAGGAATAAATGCAACCGATAGTAAATGACTTTTTCTGCGGCTGCGGAGGCATGGGCGTCGGGTTCCTCAATGCTGGCTATAAAATAGCCGGAGCGTGGGACTTTGACAAATATGCGGTGCAAAGCTACGACCACAATGTCGGGCACCATGTAAAGCAGGCAGATATTAAAGAAATGACATGGCGGGACGTCCCTTTTGCTCATGTTTGGGCTTTTGGGTTCCCTTGCCAAGATCTGAGCGTCGCCGGTAAGCAAGCCGGGCTGCTGCTCAAATGTCAAGATTGCGACAGCGATTTTGCTATTGATCCGAGCAATTTCACGGGACAGACAACCTGCCCGAGCTGCGGATCTAAAAACTATAAAGCAGCCAGTCGCTCCGGGTGCTTCTATGAAATAATGCGCCTGATTGATGAAACCAGAGAACACGCACCGAGCTCGCTCCCCGCCGTGCTTGTCGCGGAAAATGTAAAAGGCTTAACTCCGTATATTCCAGTGCTTACGGCTGAACTAAAACAGCGTGGATATATCGCCCACGTTAAATTATACAACTCAAAATTTTGGAATGTAGCCCAGAACCGGGAGCGCTACTACATAGCAGCAACCAGAGACGACCTGCCGGACGTTTTACAAATGCCAGAGCAAAACGAAGATCCTGAAAAGGTTCCCAAGCTGTCACTTTTTCTGGACGATAACGTCCCTGAGAGGTTTTACATTCCAAACGAGAAAGCGCAGAAAATCATCGAGCAGGCTCTCAAAAGACTGGAGGCTCTCGGAAAAGTACACGCAACCATTACGCCAGACCGTATCGAGAAAAGACAGAACGGTCGGCGAGCCAAAGACGACGAAGATCCGATGTTTACGCTTACGGCTCAGGATCTCCACGGCGTAATTATTCAAACTGAGGAGGACGACGAAAACGGCGTTATTGTCTCCGAGATATGCACCGAGACCGGCCTACTGGATCCAAACGGTTGTGGCAAAACCCTCAGAGTTGGCGGGGGGGGGTCGTTGACCAAGAAGCACAACTACCAGCACATACTGTTGAGCACATCGGAGTAACGGTGACAGACTACGCCACCAAGTTACAGAAATTCACCGATACAGCAAATTGCCTTCAGGCAAGAGACTCTAAAGGCTTCGGGCGTCAAGGCATGACTGCTGTCATTGAAATATCAAAGGAGGACGAAAATGCCAAAACTTGAAATGATCGGCTTGCTGGATATAAAGGGACAAGACTCCATTCGGCGAGTGTACGATCCTGACGGTCTGGCTCCTACCCTTACAACTTGCGGGGGGGGGTGTAGACAAGTGAAGATTTTAGATAAAAAACGGTACAGAGTCAGGAAACTTACCCCGACAGAATACGGACGCCTGCAGGCGTTTCCTATGGAACATTGGGAGCAGGTAGTCTCGGACTCTCAGGCTTATAAGCAATTCGGTAATGCAGTAACCACAACCGTTGCAACTGGCGTAGCTGAGTCAATAACGGACTTTTTAAGCCACGTCGGAATATTAAAGGAGGACACCACAATGGAAGAAATGAACAAAGCAACTAGCACTCAGGCTCAGACTGAAAACCCAGCCATAGCCCAGATAACTGCTATTTTGCAGCCTAAAAAGGAAAGACTCACAGAGCTCATGAACGAAGAAAGCCAGCTCAGAACAGAAGTTGAGGCTCTCGAGCTTGCTATTTCAACAATACAGAACGGAGGGAACAAAAATGCCTAAGTTAATACAGACAACTACAAAAGAGACAGAAACAACATGGAAAGGACTCGCTAACCTGATAAAAGGAGGCGGCGGCACCTTGAAAATCGGCGACATTATCACAGAGAAAACCCTCGACGGCGAGGAAATGGATCTCGTAGTCGTTGACATGGGTCCGGGCTGGGCTCGCTTCGAGAGTAAGGACTGCCTGCCGGTGGAAGTTGCCTACAATCAGAACAACAGAAACGCCGGAGGCTTCGCGGACTCAGACGTCAAGCGCTACTTAAACGAGGAAGTTTTCAACGGTCTGCCGGAGGAGCTTCGCAATGTGATCGCCGAGGTTGAGCGTAAGCAGGAAAACGGCAAGAGCTCGCTCTGCCGCCTCTTTTTACCTACCGAGTCGGAGCTGTTCGGGGACTGCTGCTATTCAGAGGACGACACATACAGCCAGATCGAATACTACAAAGACCGCCGCAACCGTATCAAGTGCAACAGAAAAGGTGGATCACCTGATTGGTACTGGACCGCTTCTGTCAGGAGTGGC